ATGTTTCTTTAAGAGTTTTATCTTCGGTTTCAAATTTAGTTGGGGTAGGTTTTTTTACTATTTCTCTCTTATAAGTTTTTTCTTGTCTGATTCCTCTTCTCACACCAGTTTGTGCTCTACCACCTCTAGTAACACCACCACCAGCCATTTTTTGAACTGGTTGTTTTTTTTGTTGTGGGTTTTTATTGCCAAAGAACATATCATAAAGTGCTCCGCCAATTGCATCTCCTGCCATACCACCAACAATACCACCAACAATATTTCCTGCGACAGGAACTACAGAACCAATTGCTGCACCAACAGAACCAAGAAGTCCAGCACCAATTGCTTTGAATGAGGCTCTACCAGGACTTTCCCCAAGTGCTACTGATAGTCCAAAATCAATTAGTGCTCCAATAATAGGAAGTCTTTTTAATAAAGGTCTTACCGTTCCAAGAATTGCCTTGGCACCACCTTTACCTGCAAGTGAAACTAAACCTTTTCTTGCAAGATTTTCTACACCAGACCTTGCATATTTTCCACCTAAAGACCGAACTCCTTCTTGACCAAATTTATTAATAGCAGCATCTCTTCCAAATCTTTGTGCATATCTTCTAGCAACGGATGGATCAACTGCTCTGGTTCTTCCTTCTTTTCTACCTGCAATGCCTACATCACCACCTCTACCACCGCCACCTCCGCCGCCACCCAAATCACCAAAAGCAAGCGCAGCAATTATTGATGCTTCAATAACTTTACCTACAGCACCTTCAAATTTGGAGAATAAATCCAGAGCAAAATCCCCACCAAAATCCTTGATAAATCCAAGGGTTTTTGTTCTTAACTCATAGGCACTTTTGACAAAAGATCCAAGTCCATCAATAAATCCAATACCAACATCAGTTACCCAGTCAACAACAGAGATAACTTTTGGAAAAAATTCAAGGAGTTTTGGTAGGTATGGGACGAGTCTAACCGCAATGAAACCAAGTAAAACTTTTCCAATAAAGTTTTTAATTCTATCAAGGAATCCAAGTTTTGGACCTTTAAGAAGTTTCTTGGAATCTTTATCGTCTTCTTTCTCTTTTGGTTTTTCTAATTTACTCTCTTGCTTTTCCCTAGTTTTCTTTTCTTCTTCTACTAGAGATTTTTTCTTCTGCCTTTCGTAAAGTTTATTTTGACCACCAAGGAGTTTTTCAATCTTAATTACTCTGGATTTAATGGAGATAAGTTTTTTCTTTGAGACATAAAGACCACCACCTTTCTCATCTCCACGAATTGAATCGGCAGATATTTTTTTAGTTTGAGATTTGATTGTTGGGGCTGATGGTAGTAATTTCATGTCTTAGAAAATACCCAAAATCTTAGAATTTCTTGACTTGTCTTTAGACTCAAATGACGCGCTAAAAATTGGAATCTGTTGTATTTGTTGATTATACCCTTGACCAGAACCAGAAGCACTTCCAGTAGAAAGTGTCGTTGGAGGTTGAATGATGATTGAAGGTTTAGAAGGAACTCCAGGAACATTAACTGATTTACTTGGAATAATGTTATTAGATTTCAACACATTAGACTCTTGTGATTTCATACTATACATTATATTATTAGCCGCTAGCGGCATAATATTGTTGGATAAAATATTTCCTTTATTTGTTGTACTCGATACATTAAAGGTATTTCCTTTATTTGTTGTGTTCGATACATTAAAGGTATTTCCATCATTCACTGTTATTGGATTGATTTCATTTACAAAACTTGGTGCCATATCAAGATTAACACCCTCTCTCTTTATTTGAGTTTGTGACATCTTGAAATTCATATTTGGTTTTTGACCAGATGGAGCAGAAGATGTGCCTCCTGACATAGGATGACCGCCAATATTTCTCTTCACATTTATATTTGATCTTGAATTGAATGCTAGAGGTCTCTTAGAAAAACTTCTTGGAGAAGGTCTAGTACCAACATATCCGCCACCACGGGCAGCAATAGAATTTTGAATGATTGTTGGTTTATTTGTTCCTCCACCAGAAGCATTCATTGCTTCAAGAGTTCCAATTCCATGCTTTGCAACTGCTCCACGAGACATAACAAACTCACCATCAGAAAGCATGGCAGGAACTTTATCAACTCCCTTTTCCCCACTTACAAATCCACCAAAACTTCCCAATCCTTTCTGAGTCGATTTACCAAATCCACCCATTGCTGCTCCAGCAAGCATACCTAATGGGCCAAACATCGCACCAGCACCCATTCCTTTAAACATATCACCAAAATTAAGTCCACCGCCAAAGAATCCTGGCAGTTTAAGAACCTCTCCACCACCAGAAAACTTTTGTGATGGTTCTGCTTTTTCTCCTGATGGTTGATTAAAGTTTTTATCAATAGCGCCACTGACTGCCATTGTTGTACCAACAGTAGCAGCAGTTGTAAGAGCAGCAGTTAAAAACTTACCTTTCTTACCGCCAAGGAAACCAGCAACCTTTCCAAACTTTCCAGCACCAGCAACACCAGATTTGGCAAGCATTCCAGCAGCAGCTGCAGCAAGTTTAACAGCACCTTTAATCAAAAGTCCAGTAATGCTACGAACAAACTTTCCAAGTCCCGTTCCAAACATCAAATAAAGACCAAGTAGTTTTGGCCAATGATCACTAAAGAATTGTCCTATTGCTTTTAATTTCTCTTGGTTTGCTGGATCGGCAAACCACCCTATAAGTTTGACCAGGAATCTTCCAATAAGAATTGCCATTATAAAATCAATAATCTTTTGAAGGATTGATTTAACTGGAGCAATCATCTTCATTGCTCCGTCCATTGTCTTTTGGAATCCTTTCTCAAGACCTGCTTCTAACTTTTCTCTTTTATCTTTTTCTGCTTTTTTTCTTTGAGACTCAGCAGTATCTTTAATAAGAGTATTTTGATTTTTAAGCAATTCAATAATATTATCAAGAGACTTTATAATGTCTCCAATATAATCTTTCTCTTCTTCTTTTCCTGGAGGTAAAAGTTTTTGTGGTGACTGAGTAACTCCTTTAAGTTTTCCTAAAGGACTTGTCTTTTGAATATCTTCTACTTTTATTTTTTTCTTCTTAACTTTAAATCTACCAGTATTTCTCTTTACTCTTCTAAACTCTTCTACTAATAATTCATCTTCTTCTGCTGGTATATTAGCACCAGACATTCTGGCAGCAGCCATTTTCTCCCGAAGGAGAGTTTTGTATGTAGCATAATCAATATCAAAAATATCTTCAAGACCAAGAAGTCTTAATATTCTCTCATCAATTTGTTCATCTACAAGATTCTCTTCACGATTTCCTTCATCCTTAACTGGCACGAGGGCAGACTCTTTCTTTGCCTCATCGCGTATAGATTTTAGGAGATCGTCAAGATCAGATGCCATTTGCTTGCTGGTGTTTTAATTTTTCTTCTTCAAGATGTTGTTGAAGTAACGCAACATAAATGTCACGCTCCCAAGGCATCATATTTTCTACCTCTGTTAATGAGTATTTATGATACTGCATCAAGGCAAAGTTTAATCTAAAATAAGATTCTAAGTCCATATGACTTAGACCTACGCGAAAAAAGATGCTAGCCCCTCAAGAACAACCTCACTTTCAACTTTGGTTTTTGGATTCAGTACCTTAACCGTGTGTGAAAGTTTTGGCATGGTAGCATAAAACTTTTCAATCTCTTTAAACTGCGATGAGTTCATAGAGTCAATGAATTCGCGAATCTCTTTCTTCGTACAATCAGAAGCTGCCCACACTTCATCTGCTGTATAGATTGTTTCAATTCCAGAGGCAATCAACTCAAATGATTGATCCATTTCACTACCATTTTCCAAATCAAAATTGTTTTTGATGAACTCATCCAATGATGGATACTTCATCTCCATCATGATTTCATCATCAAGTTTGATTTTGTTAGTATGACTATCGTCTTTTTGAACTTTAATATCATCCAAATTGATTTCAATTTTTGCTGGAGTTTCTTCATCATCTGGACAGACGATGTTGACTTCAATCACTTCTCCAACAGACTTACCACGAATATTCAAGAAGAGATATTCAATATCAAAGGTAGGAAGTGATTCTACTTTGATATTTTTTGTCAAAATACAGTTCTTGATAACTGTCTTAATCGCGTTTGTAATTTGTTTTGTATCTTCGCTTTCTAATGCGATCACAAGAACCTTTTCTTCTTTTACAAGGAAAGGCCTATACTTAATTGTTTCTCCTGTAGATGGCAACTCAAGTTCATAAGTTGGCGTAGCAATCTTTGGTAAAGGCATAATGTCCTATAGATATATTTCAGGTGTGATTATTTATTAGATGCCAGAGAACCTTTCAAGAGGTCCAACATTTCTTCCAACAAAAGGTAGACCAGCTTCAACTCTCCTATCTACTGTATTTCCAGAAGAATTTGCAACAGATTGAGATATTCCACCAACAGATAAAGCACCAGTAGATAAGGCACCTGCACCTTCAAGACCAGGAAGAGTTAAATTACTTGAATTAAATTGTGCTTGCTGTTGCAGAGTAAGTGGAGTGGTTGCTGCTTGGTTCTCGGCAAGTCCAGTAACATTGTCAATATAATATCTTATATAAGAGAATGAGATTGTCACTTTCAATAAATCAGAAGCATCATATGATACTGGAATTGATGACACCGAAATTGGATAAGCATTTACAAAGTTATACTTGAGAACATTCCTATAGTCTCTTTCAAATTTGGTGATTGATAGTCCACCATAATATTCCTTTGGATATCTCATCCTATATGAATAATTGCCACTGCCAGTTCCAGGGTTTCCAGCAAACGATTCATTAGCAATATACTTTACCCATCCCTCAAAAAATCTAATTGGCAGATATGAGTTTGATCCTCCAGGAGTTCCAGATGTGTCATATATGACATAAAATGTTAAATCAATACGATCATCAAATAATCTACGATATGCGTGTCTTTCCGTTACTCCAGTGTAGTCATTATTAATCTCTGTTGTTGCCAAGGATGAACCTGGAAGAACAGTTTCTGAGCAACAAAGATGTAAGAGATCTTGATCAAAACCACCAAGACCATTTTGATTCTTGAACTTATCCCAATTTACATCTGGACCCGCAGGTTGTTGAATAAAAACCTCAAAATGAGATGTTGTTGCCGGCCTCAATAACTTAGACCTAATATCAGATACTGTTCTTTTTTTTGGTCTGGGTGCTTCTGCCATCTATAAATAGATTTACCTTATATATTATGTAGTAAGGAAATGGCGGAAAGTATAAAGAGTAGATACATACCATCCTTTCCCAAAAAATACAAAGGCGATCCAAACAATATTATATGTCGAAGTAGTTGGGAACGCAAGTTTTGTCGATGGTGTGATCTGAATGAAAATATATTGCAGTGGGGAAGTGAAGAGTTTTTTATTCCTTACTTGTCTCCGATAGACAATAGAGTACATAAGTATTTTCCAGACTTTATTATTAAACTGAAAGAGAATACTGGAAGAATTAAAACTTATGTGATTGAGGTTAAACCAAAGAGGCAAACAAGACCACCAAAACCAGGAAAGCGTCAGACAAAATCATTCATTTATGAGGCGCAAACCTACGCAGTCAACCAAGCAAAGTGGAAAGCTGCTCAGGAGTTTTGTGCTGATAGGAGAATAGAATTTAAGATCATAACAGAAGACGAATTAGGTATCAAGTAATGGACAGAGGTCTTTCAATAAAACAAGCCTTACTTGGCAGTGAAAGTCCTGACGATATTATGATGGAGATTATGAATAACTTTCAGGAAGAACTGGTCCCTGAAGTTGGAAAATATTATACCTTTGTATACAGTCCAACAACACCAAACATTCAATATGATCAATATCCTTTAATTGCCTGTCTTGAAGTTAAGAGTTGGGGATTTATTGGTCTCAACTACCACTGGGGAAAGGTAAGACATTATGGTTGGGGTGAGGTCATAGGAAAGTTTTATCCGGTAGAGACAACAGAGATAAAATCAATGCGGTCTCTGCCATATGCTAATTACCTCATAAATAACTAAAAAATACCATATCTAATGGCGGGAACAGTCACTAAACCTGGATGGGAAGTAAATGATCCTACACAATCTTCCAGCGTACTCAAAGCTACCTTACCAGCAAGAATACTACCATCCGGCGGATCTGGTATAGCAGGTCAAGCATCTAAACTTGTTGTAAAAGCGAATATAACAAATGGCAATTATGATGTATATGCGCCACAAGGACTCTTATTGCCAGATAAGTTATTATACTCCGTAAATGCATCTAACGGTAAACGTGTGATAGCAGATCAATCAGCATTTAATTCATACTTCAATCAAAATACTGCTCAAGGTAAATCGCAACTTGCCAATCTAGACAAATCAATTAAAACTTCAACACTAGAAAATGCTAGGCTAAATGCAGGAACAGATCCAATTGGACAACAAAATTATAATAGGATAAAAAATACAGACACATATAAATCAGTGGCAAATGATGCCACTAAGGAACCAACTGAGAGTGGATCATCTCAAGATCAACAATCATCATCAAATGGAGGTAAAGATAATGGTGAGAATGAACAACCAGAATATAAAATTGAAGACTTGAAAAGTCCTATAGGAAGAACGAATTATGAACAAAAACTAGTATATCCCTTGGATATTGCAGAAACAAGCCAAGACTATTTAAAAATTCAAATGGTGGAATATTCACCAAGACCTGTTCAGGGAGGTATCATTCAACCAAGAGATAATGCTGTAGGACAAAGAACAATACTTTCCACAATAATTTTACCTATTCCTGGAGGAATAGGAGATCAAAACACAGCAGATTGGTCAAAAAAAGACATGGATGTCATAGATCAACAAGTAGCTAATTTTGCCGATCTCTCCATTAGAGAAGGTGGTGCTGGTGCTGCTAAAAGTGTTGAACAAACGGGACAGGCTATAAAAAATGATCCTGGAGGTGTTCAAAACCTCATAGCAAATAAGATAGTAAAAGAACTTACTAGGGTAGATGTTTTACAAAGAAAAGGTGCGGTAATTAATCAGAATACCGAATTATTATTTAATGGACCTGGCCTTAGATCTTTCAATTTTACATTTAAATTTTCTCCTAGAAGTAAAGCAGAAGGAACGCGAGTACTAAAAATTATAAGAACCTTGAAGCAGGGTATGAGTCCAAAAACATCTAATGAATTTTTATATGTTAGAGCACCCTATACATTTTTCTTAAGTTATAATTACAGAACAGAAAATCATCCATATTTGAATAAATTTAAAGAGTGTGCTCTTACATCATTGTCAGTAAATTATACTCCTGACGGAAATTATGCCACATACCACGATGGATCAATGGTATCATATCAAGTCACTATGGCATTCCAAGAACTTGAACCAGTATTTGATTCTGATTATGGTAACGATTACGCAAACATAGGTTACTAAAAATGGGATACTTTAATTACGTTCCAGATTTCAATTACGTCGATAGAAACATTGGCGCAAGAATTGGCGATTATACTAAGGTCAAAAATCTTTTTAGAAGAATTAAAATCAGAGAAGATATTTTCCAGGATGCAACCACATTTGAAAAATATCAAATTAAAGGAGATGATAGACCAGATAATGTGGCTGACGAGGTATATGGCAATCCAGAGTTGGATTGGTTAGTTTTAATCTCAAACAACATTATCAATGTTCAAACCGAATGGCCAATGCCACAACTTACATTTGATTCGTACATTCTCGATAAGTATGGTTCATATGATAACGCAAATGCTGTCCATCATTATGAAACAATCGAAGTAAAAAATTCAAATAATGTTACTCTTGTTCCTGCTGGACTTACAGTAGATGAAGGTTCATCATATTCTTACTATGATTCAAATGGTCAGAGTTTTGTATCAAGTGGAGACTTTACAACTCCAATTACAAACATAGTCTATGAAGAAAGAATAGAAGAAGCAAAAAGAAATATTTTTCTTTTGAAGGGAAGATATATCCCAATTATTCTTGACGATATTGAGCGTGTAATGAGCTATGAAAAAGGTTCCTCTGATTATATCAGCGGAACCTTGAAATCATCTAGTAATATTAGATTAACTACTTAATCACTCTTCAGCAAGACGCTGGAAGTAACTCAGAGCATCATCTTCATCTTCGTTAGAAGAAGACAGATTATTGAGTTGCTCACTCAGTTCTTGAGGAAGTTCAGACTTCTGAGAGCGTGAGGAGAAGTCGGGGGTATAAGAACCACGATCATTATCCTCATCATCAACTTCCTCATCAAGACGAGGGCGTGATGCGGGTTTCTGGCCCAGAACATACTTCAGACGCTTCTCAAGGTCTTCATAGGACTTGAATTGATCAGGAGCAGTGATTGCTGCGAGAGAATACTGCTTCTTCCACAGTGCTTCCAGAGCATCATCGTCATCCAGAAGAGGACCAGGTGCCGAGAACTCAGAAGAATCATAGTTCCAATAACCAGCAACCTTCTTCAGTTTCAGTTTGAAGTTAGCACCCTGCCAAAAGTCAAAGGGATTGATAGGAGTTTCATCCTCATACTCAGGTTGCATGGATTCCATGATCTTATCAAAGATCTTTTTGCCATACTTATAGAGGAAGACTTTACCTTCGTTCTCAGGATTTGCTTTGTCCTGAACAACATAGATGTTGCTATAGAAGGACAGTTTACGCTTCTGCTTACGAACAGTATCTTTATCTGCTTCATTACCACTGTTCCAGAGTTCACGATTATACTCAGAAACAGGATCCTTACCACCAGTTGTGGTCAGGGAGTTTTCAATGTACCAACCACCAGGGCCTTGGAAGGCATGGGAGTACATCTTGACCCAAGGGAGATCTTCTCCATTAGGTGCGGGGAGGAAACGGATCACGGCATAACCGTTACCAGTCTTATCCATTTCGGGTTTCCAGAGACGGTCATCACCACCGCCACCAGAGTTGTTTACCTTCTCAACTTCTTTGACCAGTTTGGCGGTCAGAGAACCAAGAGAAGACTGCTTCTTAAGATCAGCAAAAGACATTAGGATTACCTCGGATTTGTACGGATTTGGCTTTTGTGTACTTCGTTATTCTACAAGTCGGAACCAGTTTTGTCAATCTGTTGCTTCATGGTTTCCAGGAGTGTGGACATGTTGTTAAAGATAACATTCATGTCAACATTCTCAGGCATACCCATCATAATAGCAGACTCACAAATTCGATTCTTCATTTCAATTGCGTCGGGATCATCAGACAAGCTAAGACGCATATAAAGAGTCTTCTGTTTTTCAAGAAGTCTTTCTAGAATCTCAACATGTTTAAATTTTTCTTCTTTATCCATGGAAGGAAACTTAAAGACATTGTTATAAATTTCTTCCTGAAGTTCTGAGATTTCTACCATCTCAGCACGGACAAATTCAGAATCAAAAAAACTCATTTAACTCTCCCCAAAACAATCTCCTTTAGAATTTTTTTGTATCGAAATACATCTATATGTAGGAAAGAAGAATATTTTTTTATTCTCATACTGACGGTTTCCCACACTGGATCAGACAAGTGCTTATCAAAATTTTGTCTGTATCCAAGTATCTTATCAAGAATAACCATGGTCTCGATAGATACTTCACCTCTCAGATATGCTTTGAGGATTTCTGGATGGCGAGAGCCATCTCTTGCGAACATAGAATCAAAGTTACCATCGGCAAAGACAGTTTCAATCTCCTCTCTAAAAATGTAAGAGAGGGATTGAGTTCTCTTCTTCCATGCGGTGTACCTGTCTTCACCTTCGCGAATCATTTCACCAATCCAAAGTTTTCCTGGATCAGTACAGGTAATAAAGTTAGATACAAAAAATTCAATCACTTCTTGGTCTGATTTGTTTCTTGCAAGTTTCTCAAACCAGAAGCGATCTTTTCTTTTGTAGAAAGATTGTACAGTCGCACGACTCTTTCCACAATACTTGTGGTAGTCATACTTATCTTTCGTGAAGTGATTCTTCAAAGAAAGATATTGCTTATAGGCATCAAAAGGCATCATCAAAAATAGTAAATGATTTAAAGTGGTAGTTTGGCCCTAGAACTCCTCTTCAGAAAATTAAGTTCGATTGCTTCATACTTAATCTTTTCTTTCAATGGTTTCGAGATTAACTTAGAAACAGACTCAATATCAATACTATTTTGATCGCAAAAATAAATCACAGCATCAATGTATGACATGTCACTGTTGTTTGACACGACATTTTCAATTTCCTGAGTAAATCTAGATGGGCAATAAAATTTCTTTTCTAATACCTTCTCTAGTTCATTCTCCATGTGCTGACCCAATATTGTGATGTACAAATTCTTTAATGTATCTAACTAATAACTTAATATAATCCCCTTTGTTTCTTTTGTCAAATACTTGTACCTCACCACCAGGAGTAACCATAAGTGTGATGAGCTTTTTAATGGGGATTCCAGTCATCTCATAATAAGCAGAAGCATAAAACATCTCTTGAACAAAGTAATTCTCAATCCATTTTTCGGGTTTGATCTTTTCTGATGTTTTAAAGTCGATGACTGCTAACTCTCCATCATATTCAGCAATACAATCAACTCGGCCTGCGAGTCCAAAGTATTCGGAATAGAGAGTTCTTTCGATAGCATGTATATTATTTATCTTATCCAATTCTGGTTTCAAATGATGAAACATGAACTTAGATGCTGGAAGATAATTATTCCAATCAAGTTCTTTATTCAGAAGATAGTCCTGTGCTACTTCGTGGAAATCAGTGCCTCTTGCGGTTGCCTTCTTAGTGATACGATTTGCTTCTTCAATACCAACTCTTTCTCTCCACTTAACGAAGATCTGTCGGTTATAGAAAGAAGTTACCGAAGTGATAGAAGGCACCCATTCTCCATTAGGAAGATTATAGAGACGGATGCCATTCACTTCTTTCTTGTTTAGTTCAATTTCACCGAGATAATTATGATGAATAAAATAATTTTTCATTGTATTTTTTTAATAAATTTTGATCCATTTTTGTACAAAGTTCAAGTATTGCTTCGTTTTGGATATTTACAGTGTAATTTCTTTTTGATATTGTTGGTCTAACTGTATGCATTCCCATTACACCATATGCATCCATATCATTTTCTGGAAATTTATTGATAATCTCATTTAGATTGTGAGTGAAATTGTTTTCAATATCGCAGAAAGAATACACCTTAGATATAACATCTAGAGGTTTATTAATTATATCATCATAGAATATAAAAAGACAATTTTCAAAGTGTTTTTCAATTAAATTTAGAGAACAATTATATGATCGTATAATTGGCTCACTATTTTCTTCAAACATTAAATCATAAAGAAAATTAGTAGGAATATTATTAAGATCATACAAATTAACAAAAGATGAAAAAACTTCAATTATTGGTCGCAATAAAACGACAAATTTTGGGGTTTCAGTGATACAATGTTTTATGAGAGCAATATTAGACTCATGGCCCCAAGATCTAGATTTATCAAAAATAAACTTTGATTTTACATTTTTATAATATATGTCAAATATTGGTTCAATAAATTCGGCAGCATCTCTGTTGGATGATATAAATTGCTCCTTACAATTTCTAGAAACAGATAAAAAAGTATCCCAAATTAGTTGACATACTGGAGAATTTCCTGCCGAATAAATGTTTGGATTTTGAGATAGTATTGATGATAATAAAGTAGATCCAGACCTAGGAAGTCCAGTATAAAAAATATAATTATGATCCAATTCTACAATCCAAGATCCAATTTAGCAAGCAGGTACTCCTTACAGAGGCCAGAACGAACGATGTCTTCAACACCAAATTCGATAATATCAACAGATGGCATTGACCTAAGAATTGTCATGAAGTCAATGATGCCGTTTCTCTCATTAGTTTTAACAAGGTCTGTTTGTGTAGCATCTCCACAGAACATGATCTTAGAATCTTCACCAACACGGGTGATGATCGAATCGAGTTCGTGGAAGTTTAGGTTTTGGAATTCATCAACAATGATGATTGCCTTATCAAGGGTTGTTCCGCGAATAAAAGATGTGCTCCAAAAACTAATTGTATCCTGAGCCTTGAGGTTGGAATACAACATCTCAAAGTCAGCATCTGTAGGCATCTGGAACATATACTTTACCATGTTCTTATAAGGAATTTGGTAAAGTGATGATTTATCTTCGTGGTCTCCAGGAAGAAAACCAATCTCCCTGGTTGCTACCAGAGAACGAACGATGTAAATCTTTTCGTATGGGGTTGTTTGGTCTAATACATCGCAAAGTGCATTGTACAAGGTAATAAAAGTTTTACCCGTACCAGCAGCACCATAAGCTACGATGTTCTGATCTTTATCATATGATTCAAACAGAACTTTTTGATTGTCTGTTAGAGGATCAATATCTCTGAGCAAGTCAGAGTTGATTGGTTTCTTCCTCTTCATTTGTTTTGCGGTCAATCCTACACCAATAGGTTGATCAGACTTCTTTCTTCTTGGCATATGCGATTAGATGGGGCGGACAGTTGAACCTGGTGCTTTTGATGCTTTACGAAGTACATCATTCCAACCTGGATGAGACTTCTTTAATTTGTCATAGACCTCTCCAATCTCCCCACTATAAGGTGCGGTAGATGGATCGCTCCAGTCTCTGTCCCATTCAGGATTATCCTTTTTCCACTGATCCCAGTCGTGAACGCTCATTGCCACTTCTTTTTGTTCACCAGTTTCTTTATTAACAACAGGATATGTAGCCATAAATCAATTTCAAATATGTATTATTTATGAATGGGTGTCAAACCCACCCCATTGCTTCAGAAACAGCAGGAAACTGTTCACAAAAGATGGACTTAGCAGCATTCGCAATGTCCATGTGCTCCTTCTGTGTCCCGTTTGCAGACCTTAGATCGATATAATGGATCCAGGACCTTACTGAGCCAGTCATATAGAGTCTTGTAGGCGTCGCTAAGGGCAGTACAAACCTTGCACACTCCTTTGCAACTCCGTTATCAAGCAGATGCTGATACAGACTCATGCCTTGAGCGAAATAGGTTTCAATCTGCTTATTGGACAGTTCTACAAACTCAGGATCCAGGTCGTCAATAGAATTCTGGCGATTCTTAGTGTCTTGACGGCGAAGTTCTGGGACTGGGATCGTCTCTGCGAGTAGGGAAGAATCAGCATAGCGTTGCGAAAATTCTTGATATGTAAATGAGCGGTGCCGGAGAATTTGGGCCGCGATACCCCTAGAGGTATTGATTTCCAAAGTCATACTTGCTTGCTCAAAGATGCTCCAGTGCTGATGCTGAATACAATACTTCAGCAGTCCAGAGAACTTTTCATTCTCTTGATTGTTTGGGTTACTCACGCGGGCACAATAGGCCATATGCTTTTCAGCATCAGGTGTAACACTGATCAGTTTAATCTGGGTATCCATCATCGTCATAAAATACTTCGTCGTAATCTGAAATTAAACTTTCTTCTGGGTCTTGTTTGTAGGCATCAACATCAGAGTACACCTCTGATTTTAAACATTCTACAAGAGATTCTAGATTTTTTACAATTAACTTAAGTCTCTCTTTGTCCATGAGTATAAGTTATGGCACTATCATTTTACATAAAAAATGAGGGGTAGTCAACCCCTCAGTTCGACTATTGTAGAATCCTCCTACAAACACGTTTGCATGTTGCCTGATCATCATCACATTCAATTAGACAGTTATAATAGTCATTAAGTAGATCGGATTCTTCCATTACATGTTTCAATGTTTGATCTAACCTAGCAACACTTTGTTTCCATCCAGCTAATTGATTATGCGAAATAAGGTTGTGCATAATAACCTCCACAGGATAATTTAACTCATAATGTAGATCGAATTTCAGTACACTTTTCTCACCTCTCAATTCTATCACTATCTAGTAGATTTGTTAGGGATTCTTAACAAAAATTTATGCCTACTAGTTTATACCTAGTCATAAAAAAAGAGAGGCATTGCCTCTCTTCCCATATGATTATATTCTACCACTTGTTTAGAAGTAGAATTTCTAAGTAAAGTAAACAAATAAACGCAGCACAAAAAAGGGAAACAAATCCCGCTATTTTTAATGCTAACACATCTACCTCACTTAGAGTAAGTATGGCCACGGTAATGAAATGTACCGTGAGTCTCTTTTGCTTCATGACTACCTACACGAAACTCACAACCACGATATGCAGTGTGAGAAATCTGTGCGTCATGTAGAGCAGATGCCTTTTGGATTTGCTCTTTGATTAGTTGAAGTGTGTTCATTGGATTGCTCCTAAAGAAATGGGTGAGTTAACTCCCGTTCCTTCAGTCGGCTTTTGCGTCTACAAAACAACTTTTTTTAGTAAATTTTTTAACTTCCAGGATAAGTTCAGATTTAATGTTATCTGAAATTAACTTATGACCATTCACATGCCTAATGACTAACTGTGCTTGGAGACAAGTTAAAAGAAGTTGTTCCATAGATGAACGGATCCGTTCCGAGTCGGCTTACTTGCGTCCCTTAAGGGATGAACGATGGGTCTATTATAGACCTTACATATTATGTAGTCAAGAAGTCTTGTATAATGAGATACACTTTATGCAAAGATTCCCTGTTCTTTGCAATATTGAAGTGTTTCTTTCAGATTTCCAATATGTTTGGATCCAATGGCAACCTGAGGGTATGTGGCATCTTTGCCAAATTCTGCCTCAAATGCCCTTTGAGTAAAATGACAATCCAATTTATATTCGTGATACTCTCCGCCTAGGTGCTTTACAAGTGCAATAACTCTCTCACACTCTTGACTACCGTTAGTATAAATTACACATGTGTTATCAATCACGTTGCCTCCAGTCATCAGATTTGTCTCTATTAAACCAATCTACAATTTCATCAGCAGAAGAGAACCCCGATCTATGATTGGATGGGTCGGGGTCTCCAAGCCCCATCCTATTCATAAAATCATCCATACTTCCTTCTTGAATATCTCCAGAAGCATGGCGTCTTGCTTTGTTTAACCATTCTCTTGCTGTAGTATATGATTTGGCAAGTTTCTCTGCCCAAATCATATCCTCAAGGTTTACTTCTTCTTTATTAGCAATCTTCTTACAGATAAACTCCAAACGAAGTCTGTATTGAGTAGAGAGCATGTTAGTTTCGCAATTTTGATTCTAAATCGTTGAGTTTAATAAACTCTTTATATGCCGTTTCTGAGCGAGCACATATAATATTTAGAATGTCATTAAGAATAATTTGATTATCTATCTTGTCATCAAGATATTTATCAAGTGCCTCTCTCAAATATCTGTAGCGATGCCATTCTTGACTGTAAGGTTTGTACATGATAAAGATATTATATGAATGTATCCTAATACAATTTATTTCCTTTGTCAACGCTCAATGTAACTTAGAGTGTGATCTTGAGCGTACAGTTGCTGAATGATAATATCGCAACCAATTTTTGGATTACAATCTCCGCAGGTATAAACATCTACTGCTGCTTTACCTTCTTCAGGCCAAGTGTGAATACTAATATGACTTTCAGAAAGCAAACAAATAACAGTGACTCCCTGTGGTTCAAACTTTTTTGATATAGTTTGAATCACAGTAGCACCACTAGCTACCGCTGCGTTTTCTAGCAAGTCAATAAGACAACGCTCATCATTCAAAAGAACAAACGAGCATCCATACAGATTAAGAAGATAATGTTTTCCCATTATTCAATTGCTTCAGGGTCTATTCCATATTCGTTAATTAGTTTGTCTATCTTGGTTTCTTGTCCTGATAGTTTTTCAATCTCAAAAAGAGAAGACTTTTGATATTTTTTTAATTTTTTATATTCTTTGATAATCTTATTCACTTCACTGTTTCTAATTTTTAATCTAAATTGCTTATCCCCAGAAGAGCTAGCAAATCCCTTAAATCCATCAACATTCATTTTCTTTTCTTCTTTTCTGGTTGTTTATATCCCCACAATTTGGGATTTACAGTTCCGTACCCAAAATCAATTTTTTGGACAGCACCTTTTCCATACTTGTCATAATACATGTCAAAAAGTTTTGACACTTTAGAGCATCTTGTAAGGTCCATGTATGTTACATCATCAACAATGTACCAGATAAGTCTGGCATCATTGGGAAAGGATTTGTCCTTTGCCATCTCAAGAGTTGTTTTTTCTAAAAGAATTTGACATCCATAGTCAGAAGGACTAATTTCATTTCCTTCTTGACCAAATAGTGCCATATCTTTCTCCTGCTCTACAGCAACTGTCATGAACGACCACCCCAGGTGATATCTGGGTATGCCTGTTTCACATTTTCGTGAGTTATTTTATATTTAGTTGTAAGTTTTTTATCCTTAATAAGAATCAGCACTTCTGCTTCTCTTGGATGAAGTCCACGAAGAAGATTGATGAACATCATCTCCCTACGAATATTATTGAGAGAATCATTGCCACCTTTCACGAAGTGATAGAGATTTTGCCATTCGCGACGAAGAGAGGTTTTGCCTCGGCCATCAAGGTCTTGACCCGTAGCGGACTCACCACCCCTGGCCTCACGCGCAAGGTTCTCAGAGAGCGTTCCAGAGTACACTGACTGGTCTTCTGCGTCTCCATATGGAACTTCACCTTCAGGGAGAAGACTAATCACAGTCTCATCAAAGTTGAAGATAAAGATACTCTTCAGAGAATCGTGCTCATACTTCTTCAGAACCTCTACTGTTTTAGCTGCTGTTTTCTGCTGTGATGCCAAGTCCAATACTTCATACACAAAAGGATTGGGAGGAAGTTCTGGAAGTGCTGTAGTTGTAGACTCTGCTTTGGCCCTAGTAATTCTTGGTTTAGTCGTCGTCGTCTTCTTCGTCGTAGTCATAATCGTTTTCAAATCGTACTGCTAAAATTTCATCAGGAATAATGTTTCCATTCTCATCAAACATCTCTGGATGAGTATAGACTGGTTGGGTATTATAGAAATGTTCTTTTGCTAACCATCCTACCACACCTCCAACAAAAAAGAACATAATTGAAACTAATGTTCCTATAGTGAGAGTTACTGCTAACATCTTTTTTCTCCAGAGACTATTTTTTTCTGATATCTAGATAAAGGTTCAGATGTAAAACAATCTCTCGACGGAAGAGAGAGACCATTTTGCCAAACTTTATCTGAAAAGTTTTGGGCGGTTCTGGCTTCCTCCTCCTGTTGCGTAGAAGCAACTCTACTCCACGGTTAATGTGGGTATCTGACTTATTTAGTGGTCTTTTTTCTTCGTCCAGGTCTTTTGTCATGACTGTACTTCCGTGCATCCTCTAAGATGCCATACAAATAGTTTTTAATTTTCCTTGCTTGTGGTTTGGGGATGTGTCCATATGCTTCACGAAGAAGTTTATGATTATTGTCAGAACCACCTTCAAGATATTCTTCAAGTTCGTTTACTAAATCAGAGAGTTCGTGTGCAGTGTCACTACTAATGAACTCCTCCACTTCGGCTCGTTTTGTTCCACGAACTTTTAGATAATCATAGAACTTCATAACAAATTGTCCTTCAAAGGCATAGTCAATTGCCTTATCAACATCGTTACAAACTTCTTGAAGAGTATTATTCATTAAATTAAATTCTGCTCTTTTAGGTACTTAACAGTTTCTGTACATCCACCGATAATTTCTTCACCCAAAATTACTCTGGGGAAAGTAGATCCGTGGCCAAATTTTAGGTAGAACTCATTGCGATCAAAGTCAACACCGAGTTTGTAAATAACATGTTGTTGTTCAGTTAACTCAAGAACTCTTTGAACTTTGTCGCAATAAGGACAACCGTCTCTAGAATAAACAGTAAATGTCATAATTGAAATTTATTTATGGGTTGAAAATTTTTAAATCAGATTTTGGTAGAGTTTTGACAATTGGTTCTGCAGTATCGTCCGAAATATCTGGGTACATTGAATCAAGATATTCTTTAGAAACTTTCCAAGAACCACCTACACCTCCGTCCATATTAACGACAATCTCATTTGTCGGAAGTGCCTTTGGAGTTTTAATGTCCACCACTTGGGCCATCAGTGTCTTGTTTTTTACAATCTCACGATTTGGTCCATCCAGATGCATCACCATTCTTGCGTCTTCAAAAGTACCGCAATCACAAATCTTTTTATGAGTTCTTCGCTCTCTTACTGTGAAGTACTCGTCATTATACTTTTTCATTATTAGGTTGCGAAGGAACTACTGGACTTCTACTTTTGTTTTTAATCACAATGAAAGCATCATTCTGATAAGAAACTGTACCATATGGTTTTGACCACTTTGGATTCGCACTTTCGGTTTGCTTAATACCGCTAAAAGCAACTCCACCGATTTCAACGGCAATATCATCATCAGCAGTCCACTCCAATTTTTGAAGGGCACTATTAAGATGTTCTACCCACTCAGCACTTCTCATTACATTTTCTTCTGGTTCAAGATTCCCAAGCATAAAAAAGAGGGTGATTAACCCTCTCAGTATATCAGAGTGCGTTGCCTCTTGGCAATACTTCCTCTGGGAACACAAAGTTCTCATGAGGTTGGTCTACTGGTGCCATCCAAGCACGAAGGCCTTCATTCAAAAGAATGTTCTTTGTGTAGAAGGTTTCAAACTCAGGATCTTCTGCCGCACGAATCTCTTGAGATAC